GCACTTATACAGAGGGTTGAGAATCAAACAGAATGATGTTGGTTACTGAGTACGTGGCCCTGGTTCGGGAGCGTATTGATGCGGAGCGGGCGGCCCTTGGACGCGGGGCAGCCTCCACTTTCGAAGACTATCGGCGTCGTGTTGGAGTAGTGGCCGGGCTTGAGGCCTCAATTAGTATTTTGGAAGACCTTCTGAAACAGAAGCCTAAAGAAGAAAGGAACTAATAGACAGAATGCTTGCAGCGCGTGAAGCTCTTGACGGGGCGCTTTCAAATGATATGTGGATTTCAGCCGACGAGGCACCGGACCCTACTCCGCTTCCTCGTGTTCCCGGTGTTGGAATTCTGATCCGGCCTGTGCCCGTTCGGCGCAAGAGTGCTGGTGGCATCCTGATTCCCGAATCTGTTCGGGCGGATACTGAATACCTGAATACGGTGGGGCGCGTACTGGCCCTCGGTGAGTTGGCGTTCAAGGACGAAACCATTTACAAGAATGGTGCCTGGGTGAAGCCGGGCGACTTCGTTGTCTATACCAAGTTTGCGGGGCAGAAGGTTTTCTGGAAGGGCGTCAAGCTCGTTCTTGTGAAGGCTTCCTCCATTGAACTGGTCGTAGATAAGCCTGAATACCTTGACTCCAACTTTAAGGAATAAGCTAGATGTCCTATACCGCACTTGATTTGGATGGGAATGGCAAGTCTGCCGCCGATCCCGAAGAGTCCTCGTTCGAAATTATTGAAGGTGAGGATACCCCCGAAACCGAAGAGGAAGAGTCGGTAATCGTTCCGAGTACGGAAACACCGGCGCCCGAGCCTGAGGAAGATGAAGACGAGGGGGAAGTTGAGGAACCGTCAGCAAAGAAGAAGCTGACGCGAAGCCAGCGCCTTAAGGCCCAGCGAGATGCCCTCGCTTCTCGTGCCGCCGCCGCCGAAGCCGAGCTTGAGGAGCTTCGTGGCAAGGTCACCAAGTATGAGGCAGATGCCCACGAAGGTGCGGCAATTGGCCTCGACCTCCATATTCAGAATATCGACGGCTCGATGAAGGCCCTGCGCCTTGAGTATGATGCGGCCTTCGCCAACGGCGACAAGGATGCCCTATTCGACGTTCAGGCTAAGATGTCGGATTTGGCAGCGCAGAAGCACGCAGCTATTCGGGAGCGGGCCAATTTCCCTACGAAGGGCAGTGGTGGACAGGCAGCCCAGCCGCCGACCCCGCAGACGACCGCCCCGACACCACAGACTACACCCAAGGCTGGCTCTAAGAATCCCCTTGCCATTGCTTGGTATGAGGAGAACAAGGACTGGTTTGGTAAGGATGCCATCATGACGCAGGTGGCCCGCGTTGTGGATCAGCAAATTGTGGCCGATGGCTACGACGTCAATGACCCGGAATTCTTTGAGGAGTTCAATAGGCGAATGCGTGCGGAACTTCCTCACAAGTTTGCAGCGGGCGGGGTCGTGACCAAGCCAAAGAATCCTAGCGTCACCATTCAGAATCGGGCACCGTCGCCAACCGGCAACGGTAAGATTCAGGTGAAGATTACCCCGGCCGACCGTCAGATGGCGGATCAGTTGGGGATTACTATTGAGCAGTTCGCAAGACAGAAGGCTCGTCGTGAAGCTGCAAGCAACAATGCAAATGGTTATACGGAGATTGGCTAATGGCACATAAGTTCTTGGCTCCAAATACTAATGCTGAAGATGAGGTACTTGAAGTTTCACTGGAAGAAGAGTATACTCCACCTGATGCGCTAGAGATTCCGCCCATGCCGGATACCGATAGGTTCGTCTACAGATGGATCAGGTTTCGAGTAGGGGGTGAGGATGATCATAACAACATCTCTTCGCGCATGAGGGATGGGTGGAGTTTTGTGGCACGGTCGGATGTTCCCGACGGCTACGTTTTTCCCACCATCGGCTCGAAACTTGAGATTCTTGATGGTTGCGCAATCAATGGGGATTTGGTCCTGGCCAAGCTACCCCGTAAGAAGGCGGAAGCCATTCAGCGATTTGCCGAAGGACGGGCAAATATGGCTGAAGAGGCCTTCGACAGAAAGACGGTAAGCTTTGACGACGGGGCAGGTAATCGCACCATGTTTGCGAATGAAGGTAGTAAGAGTTTTTCCCGGGGGAGGCGACCCTCCTTCGGCTAACAAGGAGGATACAAGGTGGCACTCGCTTTTGCCCCATTCGGCCTTCGTCCCGTCGCTGCGATGAACTCGCACGGCAACGAAGTTAATCCCTATCCGCTGCCTAACGGGGCTAACTGCCCCGATCTGGGCCGTGGTCATCCGGTCGGTCTGACCGGCGGTGTTGTTGTTTCGCTTGGTGGGGGCACGGGCCCCATCCTTGGCGCGGCCATGGGCTTCGCTTGGGTTGATCCGGCCACCAAGCAGCCGATGCTGCGCAATTCCATTCCGGCTGATACGTCGTCCGCTGGCTTCATTGACGGCTCTGACCGTCCGTGGGTCTATGTGTGCGATAACCCGGAAACCATCTTCATGATCCAGGCTGATGCCTCGGTGACGGCTGGTGACCTGGGCCTCAACTTCAACGTGACTGCTACGGCGGCCGATGCAGTTGATCCGGTGTATGGCACTTCGCGTATGGCGCTTGACGCTTCCACCCGCACGTCTGCGGTCACGGGCGCGCTCAAGGTGATTGGGCTTGCCAACGTGATGGATAATGCCTGGGGCGATCCGTTCCCCATGGTGCTAGTGCGTATGAATAGCGTTGTCGCCCAGGTTTCGGCCGGCTAATAAGGGGGACATGAAATGGCTGTTCTAACTCGCGCACAATTCGCTAAGCAGCTCGTTCCGGGCCTACGCGAAATCTTTGGTACGGGCTACAAGGCTATCGACAATGAGCATCTGCCGCTCTTTGATGTCGAGAAGTCGAGCCGCTCCTTCGAAGAGGAAGTCCTTGAGACTGGGTTCGGCACCGCGCCGACGAAGGCTGAAGGTCAGCAGGTCTTCTTTGATTCGGCGCAGGAAGCCTGGACCTCGCGTTGGACTCACGAGACTGTGGCGATGGCGTTTGCCATTACCGAAGAGGCTATCGAAGATAACCTCTACGGCACCACGGGCAAGCTGAAGGCGAACTCCATGGGTCGCGCCATGGCGAATGCCAAGCAGATCAAGGCCGCGAACGTCTTCAACAACGGCTTCAACACGTCGGCTCTGTACGCCGGCGGTGATTCGGTGCCGCTGTTCTCGGCCTCGCATCCGACGCTGGCGGCTGGCCTCCAGTCCAACCGCGTGTCTGCGGACCTCTCCGAAACCGCCCTTGAGAATGCGCTGATCAACATCAGCCTGACCAAGGACGACCGTGGCATCCTGATTGGTGCCCGCGCGGTGAGCCTGCATCTGCCGCCCCAGCTTCAGTTCATTGCCCATCGTATCCTCAAGTCCGAGGGTCGTGTGGCGACGGCTGATAACGATACCAACGCCATCAAGGATATGGGCCTCTTCTCGAAGGGCTACACCATCAACCATCGCTTCACCGACACCAATGCTTGGTTCATTCGGACGGACGTTCCCAATGGCACCAAGATGTTTGTGCGGTCGCCGCTGGGTTCCAAGGATGATGTGGACTTCCTGACGGGCAATATGCGCTACAAGGTTCGTGAGCGCTACAGCTTCGGCTGGTCTGATTGGCGTCAGTGGTACGGTTCGTCTGGTTCCACCTAATATGGTTGGGGGACTTCGGTCCCCCTTCCTTAACCTCTTTGGAGAATCAGCATGACCACTTTTAGCTATCCCGTTAACGTCAAGCGTGTGGAACCCGGCCTCGCCGGTAGCACCGCTATGGCCGACATTAAGGGCAAGGTGCCCCTCTACATGCAGCGCAAGGTGTCCATTGGTGACACGGGCACGGCGGTCGGCTCCACTACCATTCCGCTGTTTGTGGCCCCGGCCGGTTCCCGCGTTTGGGATGCTGCGCTCGACGTCATTACGGCCTACAACCAGGGCGCGTCCAACACCAATCTTGCGGTTGGCGTTCCCACTTCCACCGGCATTATCTTTGCGGCTACCACGGTGAACACCGCTGGCCGTCGCACGCAGACCATGTCGGGCGCCCAGGTTTCCGCGAACGCCATTGTCTTCACTGTCGACACTACGATTCAGGCTGTCGTGTCCATCGAAACTTCCACCGTCACGGCGGGTGAAGTTCTCGTGAATGTGATCCTGATCTAATGGCGGGTATGGCATTCGGCAAGGGCAAGAAGGGGCCGGTTGCTCCGACCCCCGCCAAAGGCTCTGCAAAGGGTGGCTTCCCCTTTGCACCCAAGGCGCCCAAGCCGGGCAAGCTTAAGCCCCCGGCGCCCGCGTTCAAGAAGGGTGGACTAGCAAAGGGCAAGTAGCCCGCAAGGGGGCCGCGAGGTCCCCTTTTCTTTTAGGAATCAAGCATGGCTACCAGTGGCGTTTCAAATTTCGATCC